GTTGCGGGTTTTGCTTGCTTGGTAGGCGTAGGTCATAACGCCACATTTCCTGCATGGTCTCATTGTCGGGGTCTCTTTCATGTCGGGTTAAATTGCTGCGGGCAACGTAGCCATTGGGTGTAACAAACTTTGCGGGGTCATAAAGCACGGTGCTGGCATGTGTTCGGCCCAACGGGTTGGGTGCCAAGTTTCGTACAATGTTTGCCAGCCGCGCAACTCTATAACGCGGTCTACTGGGTCAAGTGTGGCAAGTATGTAAATTGCTGGTTTGTCGCTTTCATGTGTTAGCAAACAACCGTTACCGCGTAGCGTGCTTCGAACCTCATAACCGCCGACGTCGTAAGCATGCTTGTTGTATTGAGTGTGGCCCCAGTCAATGCGTAAATACTTTGCTAACGCCATTTCACCAATGCAACCAACCTTCATTGCTTTAAGGCTGTCGGGTGGGGTTAAGCCGTAGTTGTGTTTAGCGCCGGCATTGTCTGCCCAATCAATACGCAATTGAGCAACCGCATAGGCGTAGTTTATTTCGTTTTGTGTTAACCGTACTTGTGCCACGGTTAGCCGCCTAACGCTTCGATTGCCTCGCTAACGGTCTGCCAGCCTGTTGCGTCGCCGCTTAGGTCTAGGTCTGTTGCAATGCGCTTTAATCGCGCAATTAGATCTGCATGTTTTGCTTTGTACGGTATGTGCGCGGGGCGACATATTTCGTCTATTAGATCAAACACGGCCATTTGGTGTTTAGTTATTGCGTTTTGTGTCGGGTCTTGCATGTGTCGGGTTTCCTTTGTTTGTGTTTTGTTTAGTTTGCTGTTTTCCATGGTAGCCAACCGCTGTTGTGCCAAATAGCAACCATGGCGCGCGTGTTAGTTACCGCGTTAAATAGTTCGTCGCACGTCGTCAAAATGCCTTGGGCTTGCAACCAGCCGGTAGGCCAGTAGGTTGAGGGTTTGCACCAAAAGTAGTTAATTTGGTAAACCCCAGCGCTACCGCCCATTGTGTCCATGGCGTTAAACGCGTCGCTAGTGCAACGGCTTTCGCGTACAGCCACTTTTAACGCTGTTTCTAGTTCGCTTGGCGGTAATCCTGACGCTAGGGCTAAAGTCGCAACCTGCGAGCATGTAGTGACCAATGCAGGCAACGTGGTGGTTGTAGTCGTTGTTGACGGCAGCACGGCTGGTACAACCTGTGGGGTTGGCTCGGGGGCCTGTGCATTACTGACGCCAAAAGCGACAGAAAGCACTAAAACTAAGGAAATTATGCCTGTGGTTATCTTGTGGTTAAGTAGCAATTTCATTTGTTGCGGCTTTCCATTTGGTAGGGGTTACCCCACGTGCCGGACGCTGGGCTTTTAAATGCCATTTGCACGTGTAGGCAATCAAACGTTTTAGGGTCTCTAAATAGTTGCACCATAACTTGCTGCCCTGTTTCAAGGGTTGTTATGTAGCACTCGTAAATAAAGGTTTGTGGCTCGGTCATAAATAGGGCTTTCCGTCGGTACAAAAACCCTAGCCAACGATTGTTACGCGGTTGCGGATACCCCGAACGTGGCTTCAAATATGGCTTTTACGGCTTCGGGATTGTCTGCAAATGCTGGCGACAGTTCGACGTGCCACCAATCGCCCCCCGGTGCCCCTGACACGGTTTTTGTTTCGTACACTTTCCACGCTTGACGATCGCAACGCCATGACGCGCCCCATGGTTTGCTGAAATAGTCAATAACCATTTGTACGCCGAAAGCGTTTGCGTTGGCTAGCACTCTGTCAATAAAAGCCTTAGAAACAGCGCGGCCTTCTTTAATGCCTTTGGTGTCCATTTTGCGGTAGGACAAATCCATAGCGCGGCCTGTTGCGTGTACTGACATTGTGCCGGGTTTGCCTTTAATGTCGCGCTGGCCGTAAGTGCCGTTGTTCCATAACGCGCCGTTTGAATACTTAATTGCTTGGCGTACCCATTCCTCGGTGCCAGCACGTTTACCCTCTGCTGGGCCGTCAGTATTGCCTATGTAATCTCGAGCGCCTACAACGTTGGGTTTGGCTTTAGCGATCATTGTTCGGTTGGTGTTCCCGGTTTGCTTTTAAGTCCGTTTGAAGCCACCAGTCCGCTTAGTGTGCCAGTAAGAAAAACCAGCAACGTGCTTAAAAGGTCAATTAGTTGCGCGTCGGTTGGTGCTTGTTCTGTTGGCTGATCTACAAACAAAATGCCGTAAATGAACGCCATGACAGTAAAAGAAAAGCAAATAGCCATCAGGCGACCAACAAAAACAATTAGCCCCGCGTGTTGTTGTTCAGGTGTTTTATTCACAAGCGGCCTTTGTAAAGCATTGGTACTCGATATTCGTTTTAGAAACTGTGCAACCACTACAACCCCAAACTACCACGGCGATTAAAAGCGCGTACCCAATCATATAACGCCATTTCATTACTACTCTGTTATTTCTACGTCCGGAGGCAAAGGCGGCCCGACAAATTCGCCGTACTCACCTATTGAAGCGTCAAACGTGAAACCAATTCCGGCGTAGCGGCCTCTAAAATTTGAGTTGTACGAAGTTTGCAACCATTGGCCTTGCAAACCAAGCGAGGCAATAAATTCTTGGCCTACTGGTTCGCTTTCCGGAAACGGCAAATAATCTATAGTTTCGTTGTTAACAGCAATAACCGTTATAACTAAATTTGTTTCGTCAATTTCTGCAAAGTATGCCATTAGAAAGTAATGCTTCCCGAACCTGTAAACGTGTAAACTCTGTAGCCGCTTCGTGAAACGGTGCTTACTGTTGGGCTTCCAGTAGTTGACGCTGCAGCGGCAAACGTAGATGGGTACGCAATAATTACTACACCCGAACCACCGTTACCACCAAATGTATTTGCTACGGCTTGCGTACCGCCGCCACCGCCGCCCGTGTTTATTGTTCCTGCACCGCCCGGCGAACCTGCCGAACCTGCACCGCCGCCGCCTGCACCGCCTGCACCCGGTACAGCACCACCGCCACCACCACCACCGCCGCGTGTAACCGATGAACCTGTAATGCTGTTTGCTGTTCCTGCACCGCCATTCGTGTTTTGTGCGCCACCGTTTCCACCTGTGTACGTTGCGCCTACGCTACCTGCACCGCCAGCACCGCCACTTAAACCACCAGCACCACCGGTAACACTTGCACTTAGCGTAGAAGTCAAACCTGCAGTACCGTTCAAAGGGCCAACAATGCTGTTACCGCCTGTTCCACCACCACCAATTGTAACGGTGTATGTAGTACCTATGGTGATAGCAAACGCCGCGTTAAACGAACCGCCCGAACCACCGGCGCCAGTGCCGTTGGTGATACCTGTGTTACCTGCACCACCGCCGCCGCCGCCGGCAACAATCAAATACTCGACTGAAGTCAAAACCGCTGCCGGTGTAACCGTTGCTAAAATTTGCACGGCTTATGCCACCAAGTTGCCAACAACAACCCAAGTATCGGTAGCAATTTTTACGCATGTTGCTACCGAGTATTGGCCGTTAGTTTTCAATTTAGACCCTTGGCTACGCAAAGTTACGCCAACACCTGCGGTAATGGTTACGACGCCTGCACCTAGTTGCATAATGTTTATTTGAGTGCCAATGCCATAGTTGACGCTGCTAGACGGTGGAATAGTTAACGCTATTGCGCTTCCGTTATCGCATGTCACTAACTTGCCGTCGTCGGCTAAAACTGTTGTATAAGTTGTGCCTATTTGGGCGTTTAGCGCAATCATGGCGGTTGCTACGTCGTCCATTTGTGCGGCGGTCAAAACCTGCCCGGCTGTAAAATCTTGTCTTGTTGCCATGTTTTTAGCCTAGATCAACCCAACACGTTTAGCGCGTCAATAATTCCAAATTCGGCATTGTCAAGTATCAGTTCATAAACAATCGTGGTAGGGCTGGTAAATAGCATTATGCGGTGCCCGTTTAATGTGATCTCATGCTCAACGCCCTCAACGCTTAACTCTTGGGCAAGGGTGGTTGTGCTGTTGCCTGTTACAAATGTGCGTTCAATACTTACCGTGTCGCTAATGTCCACGACGGCCACGGTGTCGCGCTGGGCGTCGGTTAGGGCACCAAATACGGTTTCTACGCTGTTGTAACGCGCTTCGGGTGTGCCGTTTAACAAGTAAGTTGCGGCGGCCGCTAGTTCGGTGTCGTCTAACAGGCTGTTGGTAATGCTGTTTGTTTGCACAAAAAATAGTGCTTGGCTTGCTAGATCGTCGGCGGTGGCGTTGGTTGTTCCTAGGTTTTCTATGTAAACCCTGTTGGTTACAGCGTCCGCTTCAAAGGTTATGCCAAGCCCGTCGTAGGGTACGCCCGTGCCGTCGTCCATAAAGTCAATCACGGG